GGGGTGGTGAAAATGGTAGTATCAGATGTTTCATTAACAATGTCTGTACATAGGTCTAAAATTTCTTTAGTTACTATAGTACAGAATCCAATTCCTTCCAAATCCAAAGCGGAAACATGAATTCCTAAAATTCTTCTGTTCCCAAGTCTTTCGACTCTAGCTATCAAAGGAGCACCACAATCACCTTCCTCGGTTAAACCTTGGTATTTGATTGTTCTGGTTAAGAAGTACTCTTCGTCAGCTACATTATATATTACATTTATTTTATTAGCTACACTATGGGAACTTATAATACTGGTTTTTCTATGTGGACTAGATATCATGGAAGTGAATTCAGAGGTAAGAAGAGATAAATCTCTTTCTGCCACAAATTTGTCCGATATATCTTTAAACATAGGGAATCCTTTGGGAAATTTAATAAAAGCTAAATCACAATTGTCCACATGAATATCATATGTACAATTCATTAGTTCTCCCATTTTAATAGAAGCTTTATGGATTTCACCACAATATAATCTTAACTCTATTTCAGGATAAAATACGTCACTGCTCGATTCATGTGTCCATGAGGCTATAAAATGCTTTGGTATGATGGCTATTCGACCCTTTACACCAAGGATATAACCTGCGTGAGTATAATCTCCTCCGTCAGGAGAGTATCTAATGGACCAGACATTATGCCTATAAATATTATTGGCTATATCATCACCATTTAAATCTCTTCCTTGAGGCGTGGCAGCAGCGAATTTTGCTTTAAGTTCTGCAACAGTTCTAGATTTAACTGTAGTTTTAGTATTTCCTCGTGACGCAGTCGCCCCCGATTGAGGGGCAGCATTGTCCACTGGACTACTAGAGAAAAAGAATTTGTAGAGTAAATAACACGTTGGTATTGAACCTAGGAGTATTATAACATCAGATGTTTCTAAATTATTAAGAAACTCAGTTCCTTTATACCGTAGAAAATCGTAAGTTTCCAATAAGGCTGACCAAATTGCTCCTAGTACAGGAATGTTGAACAATTTCTTAGATCTAAACGTAGGCATATCAATATCACAATATGGTATAGTAAGATGATCTGGGTTAATTCCCATACTTAAAGC